TACAAGGCTCGCGAGCGTTATAGCTTTGGAGTCTCCGACCCACTAGGGGTCTGGGGTTCACCCGGAGCGTAGTTTAGGTTGGGGGTGGGAGCGATACGTCGCTTCTGCCCCCAGTCTTCTTTTATTCCCTGACTATCGGCAAACCGATAGACACTGGCCACGACAGGAGAACTTAAATGGCTAACACAACTTTTTCAGGACCAGTCCGATCAGAAAATGGGTTTGAGGTAGTATCGAAAAGCTCATCGACTGGAGCAGTTACAACATCTTTTACTTATGACGGTTCAGGGATGCAGGTTGCACCTGTAACCTTATCCGATGCTGATACTTCGATAACTGCTGCCACTCATGGTGGTAGGGTTGTTGTAGTTCCAGCCATTGGCAGTAACCGTACACTGACACTTCCCAGCCCTGCTGAGGGTGTGTCTTTTACGTTTGTTTACGGTGGAGCGGCAGAAGAAGCAGAGAATCTGATTATTGATACTGGTGCTGATGCTAACTACTTCATCGGTGGAGTTGTCCATATAGATTCTGATGCGGACAGTGTGTCCGTGTACGCAAATGGTAGCTCCAACTCAATTTTAACCCTTACTGATTTTGGTCTCATGGAGATTAATATCGTAGCAAAAGATTCAACGAATTGGATTATTTGGGGTTACACACAAGGTGCAGACGCACCTGCGTTTACAGATCAATCGTAATTAACAAGATAGGGTCACCCACTCGTTTGGGTGGGTGACCACATCTTCTGCTATGGGCAGAGCGAAAGCTCCCGTACCCATAAGGAGACTTTTAGATGGCCGACGCAGTAACTTCTCAAACTCTGCAAGACGGCGACAAGGTCGCTGTTATGAAGTTCACCAACATTTCTGACGGGTCAGGCGAGGCCGCCGTCAAGAAGGTGGACGTTTCCGCTCTACAAACCCAGTCAGGTTCGGGAGCCTCCTGCACAAGCGTGACGATTGACCGTGTGTGGTATGAGTGCAGTGGCATGGCTGTAGACCTCCTGTGGGATGCATCAACAGACGTGCTTGCTTGGACACTTAGTGGGTATGGATATTTTGATTTTAGACAAGCTGGACCTCTAGTTAATAATGCATCTAGCCCAACTGGTGACATCATGTTTACCACCACAGGGGCTGGTAGCGGAGATCGCTATTCCATAATGCTTTCTATGACAAAGAGCTATGAATAATGCCCGACTCCAAGTTTCAGGACGTAATTAAAAAGAAAGCTGAAGAAGTTAATGATGACGGATATTACAGCAAGCTTGTAAAAAACTACCCTCAACAAAAAGAGGAAGTAGGCTATACAAGTAAGATTGCAAAAAAGTATCCTAACTGGAGAGCTATTTAATCGTGCCTTTCAAGAGCGAAAAGCAGAGAAAGTGGATGCATGCCAATAACCCTGATATGGCACAAGAGTGGGAAGGCAAAGCTTCTGGTGGCTTATTAAGGCGGGCTGTAGCAAACACAATACGTCTTCCTGATCTGGCAAGGTTGAGGAGCGGGGGGATAGTGAAAACCGGCTCAAAGTTGCCGGGATCCTGCATGGATGCGACTACTAGAGCCCTAAACAAGTTCAAGGAGAGTTGAAATGGCTACTTCTGGAACAGCAACCTTTAATTTAGAAATATCAGAAGTTATTGAAGAGGCATTTGAACGATGCGGGCTACAAAGCAAAACAGGCTATGACATAGAGACTGCTCGCAGGTCTTTAAACCTTCTTAGTCTTGAGTGGGCCAACCGTGGACTAAACTTTTGGTGTGTAGAGCAGGGAACTGCTAGTACAACGGCCAGCACCTCTACAATCACACTTCCAGCCGACACGATAGATCTTATTGAGCATTGGATCCGCGATGGGTCGGGCACATCTCAAAATGATCTCCCTCTGTCACGTTTTAGCGTATCTCAGTACTCAACGATACCTAACAAGCTTACCGAAGGTCGTCCGGTAAACCTTTACATCGACAAACAACAGGCCGCACCGGTGGTATATTTGTGGCCTACCCCTGACAAGGTGTACACATTTGCCTATCAACGTATTAGGCGAATAGAAGACACTGGAGCAGTTGGATCTACGAACCCCGATGTGCCTGCACGTTTTTTACCTGCATTGGTATCGGGGCTTGCGTTTAATATTTCGCAGAAATACCCAGAAGCGTTTGTGCGTTCTGCGGAGTTAAAGCAAGAATACGAGTTTCAGTGGGATCTAGCTCAACAAGAAGACCGTGATCGTGCTTCGGTGCATTTTGTACCCGGAGGTTATTAATGGCACGATTCGCTAATGGTAAATACGCTTTTGGCTTCTGTGATCGCACCGGTTTTAGATACAAATTGAAGGACTTGGTTCCTCAAGTGAGGGCGGGTCGAATGACTGGCTTAATGGTCGGTCGCGACATGCTTGACGAGGACCAGCCTCAAAACTTCTTAGGTAGACTTGGCGATTACGCAGACCCACAAGCGTTGAGGGATCCTAGGCCAGATATATCTCAAGATACTAGCAGAGAGTTGTTTGCATTTGATCCAGTCGGTAACGGTAATGGAGGCGGATCCGGAAACCTTGTTGCACACGGCAAGACTGGAAAGGTTACGGTAACGACATGAATTACAGCGAATTGACTGATGCAATTAAGGATTACTCGAACAACACTGAAACAAACTTTGTTGCGGCAATACCTACGTTCATCAAACAAGCTGAACAAAGGGTATACCGCTCAGTAAATCTGCCAGTAAATCGCAAGAATGTTGCGGGTAACATGACTGATGGTAATGCGTACTTGGCGATGCCATCTGACTTTTTGTTTCCCTTCTCTTTGTCAATAACCAGTTCTAGCAATCAAATCTTTTTGCTCAACAAAGACGCAAACTTTATTAGATCGACGTATCCAAATGCATCTACAGAGGGAACGCCAAAGTATTACGGAGTCTTTGATACAGACACGTTTATTATCGGACCCACGCCAGATGCTAATTACGTCACAGAACTACATTATTACTACCAACCAAGCTCTATCGTTAGCTCCACAACGTCATGGCTGGGCACCAATGCTGACACAGTGTTGCTGTACGGATCCTTGATAGAAGCGTACACCTATATGAAGGGTGACGCGGACATGATGCAACTATACCAACAAAGGTATGCTGACGCCTTGTCTTTGCTAAAAATGCAAGCAGAAGGTAGAATGACAGGAGATGAATATCGTGATGGACAAATAAGGACGATACCTAGTTAATGTTCGATATTGATTCGGGAGTAGGAAACGTAACAGTTACCACCAGCGTTAATGGCAATCTTGGTCCAAGTCATTGGGCAGAGAGGGCTTCAGATATGATTATTTCCGTAGGGAAAAATGCTCATCCTACTATCGCTGAACAAGCAAAAGAGTTTAAGGCTTATATTCACAAGGCAGTACAATATTTTATATGGGAAGCGATAAAAGAAGATCGCTCTAAGGTCATTACCCTGTTGAGGTCAGCAGGTCATAATGACTTGGCTAACTCAGTGGAGAAACTATAATGGCATTTTCAGGAAATTTTATGTGTACCTCTTTCAAAAAAGAATTGATGGAAGCCGGTCACAACTTTAAAAATTCAGGTGGTAATACTTTTAGGATGGCTTTGTATACAGACAGTGCGTCATTTACTGCCGCCACTACAGCGTATACCAGTTCTAATGAGATTACTAATGATGCAGGATCTGCCTATACTGCCAAGGGAGAATCACTAACTCGTGTAGATCCTACGACAAGTAGCACGACCGCCTATACTGATTTTGCTGATGTTTCGTGGTCTACTGCTACGTTTTCGGCTATGGGTGCAATGATCTTTAATGATAGTCATACGGGTGATGCGGCTGTCGTTATTTTAGACTTTGGTGCATTAAAGACAGCTACCGCTGGTACGTTTACGGTTGCCTTTCCTGCGGCAGATGCGAGTAATGCGATAATTCGTATAGCCTAGTATGGCTAATGTAACAGGCTGGGGCCGGTCTACATGGGGTTCTGGCACGTGGGGTGAAGCTATACCTGTTGAAGTAACAGGTTTAGCAGGTACAAGTGCAGTAGGTTCTGTAACAGTTACAGGTGATTCAAATGTTACAGCTACAGGACTGGCTGGTACAGGTGCAGTAGGTTCAGTATCAGTAACTGCAGATGCAAATGTTGCTCCTACGGGAGTAAGTGCAACAGGTAGTGTCGGAAGCGTTACGGTAACAGGTACAGCAAATGTTACTTTGACGGGAATAGCTGGGACAAGTGCAGTAGGGTCGGTTAGTGTTTCGGGAGATGCGAATCTTTCGGTAACAGGCTTGGCTGGAACAAGTGCACTAGGCTCGGTAGCAGTAACTGTAGACGTATCAATATCTGTTACGGGAATTGCTGCAACTAGTGGGCTGAGTTCAGTAACGGTAGCAGGTGATGGCAACGTTGATGTTACTGGGTTGGCTGGGACAAGTGCACTGGGAAGTGTGACCTTTATTGGATCAGTCGAGATAGATGCGATAGGTGTAGTTGGTACGACAGGAATAAGCAGTGTAAATATATGGAGTGTTATAGATGGCTCACAGACGCCAAACTGGACAGCAGTTAGCGATTCACAGACACCTTCTTGGTCTAGTGTTAATGATGCACAAACCCCAGGATGGTCTGATGTCAGTGACTCGCAAACTCCAAGTTGGTCTGATATAAGTGATTCACAAACCCCAGGATGGGATGATGTTCCAACATAAAATTATTTTTAGCTAGGAAAATATAATGTCAAGCACATATGTAAATAATTTACGATTGAACGAGATGGCTACAGGTGATGGGTCAGGAACCTGGGGAACAACTACAAATACTAACTTAGAGTTAATAGCAGATGCTTTTGGGTATGGCACAGAAGGTATTACTACTAATGCTGATACTCACACGACTACTATAGCAGATGGTGCAGCAGATGAAGGCAGAGCATTTTATGTAAAGTATACAGGTACATTGGACTCAGCCTGTACTATTACAATAGGCCCAAACACGATTAAGAAAGTTTGGATTATTGAAAATGCTACTAGCGGTTCTCAGAATATTATTATGAAGCAGGGAACTGGTAGCACTGTTACGATAGGAAATGGTAACGTCGCTGTAATTTATGGTGATGGTGCTGGTGCTGGTGCAGCTATGACAGATGCATTTGCTGACTTAGAATTGAGTAGCACACTCACTGTAGCTGGTAATGTAGACTTTAACGGTGCTTTGGACGTAGACGGCACTACCAACCTAGACGCAGTAGACATTGATGGTGCAGTACAGATCGACTCAACAGTTACAGTTGGTGTTGATGACACAGGATATGATGTCAAGTTCTTCGGTGATACAGCCAGTGCTTACATGCTATGGGATACCTCTACAGATGATTTAGTCTTAGCAGGTGCCGCAGGAATTGACTTAGCGGGTGACTTAGATGTTGACGGCACTACTAATTTAGATGCAGTAGATATCGACGGTGCAGTACAGATTGATTCAACGGTTACGGTTGGTGTCGATGATACTGGATATGATGTAAAGTTCTTCGGAGCTACGGCCAGTGCTTATATGTTATGGGATGAATCTGCCGATGACTTAATCTTAGCGGGTGCTGCAGGACTAAGTGTGGACGGTACTACCGATTTAGATAATACAGATATAGATGGAACACTGGTCGTAGATGGCTCAAACATTTCATTGGATTCTACATCTACACTAAATATAGACAATTCTAATACCTCAAACGGTATTACTGTGGGTACTGCAACATCTGGAGTCCCAATTTCAATCGGCCATACTACATCAGAAACAACCGTTAATGACAATTTTACAGCAACGGGAACATCTACTCTTACGGGAGCAGTTACTGCTAGTGGAGGGATCACATCTACTGCAGCCTCCAATACCTTTGGTGCAAGTTCCTTTAATGATGCCAATATCACTAACGTCGGAGACATTGCTTGCGACAGTGTTTCCTCAGACGGAAGTACAGCAACAGTAATAAAGGGAGCGGCAAGTTCTGGAGCAACGGAACTCGCTGACTCTGTATCTAATGCTGGCTTATTTATACAGAGCAAGACTGGCACTGGTGCTGGCTATGCTTTAGGAGTGACTAGTGGGGCCGATCCATATATACAGGGGGTCTTTAGTAGCGAGGATGCCACCAGAGATCTCGTGCTACAACCCTATGGCGGTACAGTCTATGTTACTGGTGCCTTGTCGAAGGGATCTGGATCTTTCAAGATTCCACATCCACTGCCGTCAATGACAGATACGCACGACCTCGTACATTCATTTACAGAGAGTCCAAGGGCAGATTTGATTTATAGAGGTTCTGTCGCTCTTTCTGGTGGAAGTGCCAGCGTGGATCTGGACGAATCGGTAGGCATGACAGACGGCACTTGGGAGTTGTTGTGTCGTGACCCACAGGTTTATCTACAAAATGAAGATGGATGGTCGGCACTCAAGGGATCGGTATCAGGGTCAACACTGATTATTAGTTGTGAGGATACAAACAGCACCGACACAGTATCGTGGCTTGTTGTAGCCGAAAGACAGGACGAACATATGAAGGAGTCTGGTACTGATTGGACAGACAGTGATGGCCGTCCAATCCTTGAACCACTAAAGCGAACTAGTTGAGAATGGAAAGTGAAATGATGAATTTAGTATCTCTGCTCGCTATACCAGCAGCAGCAGGGGCCGCTTATGGTGGAGTTAAAGCTGGATTAAATGGGACTAGACAGTCCCTCGCTCAGATAGAGCGTACTGTAAATCGTATTGGATCAAAGGTAGATACACATGGAGAACGTCTGGCATCTATAGAAGCTGAGACAGCGAATCTTAAGGAAAGAATATCTAGCAAATAATGATAGGAATACTTATATGCCATTAGCAAAAATTAAACCCCAGCCAGGATTATACACGGATGGTACTAGGTACAGTGCCGAAGGCACCTGGTATGATGCTGACAAGGTACGTTTTCGTAAAGGTTTTGCTGAAAAAATAGGTGGGTGGACAAAATATGTATTGTCTACTTTTATGGGAACTGCAAGAAGGCTACACGACTGGGTAACAAATAGTGGAAATGCTTATATAGGTGTTGGCACAAGCCTTAAGCTATATGTGAATCGGGGTGATGCGTACTATGATATTACCCCAATACGCAAGACTGTTTCGCTGGGCACAGATCCTATAGCAGAAGTTAGTGGTACTGCTGTATTAACAGTTACGTGTGCATCTGCACATGATGCTGTTATTGGTGATTATGTAACCCTTGCTGGATCGGATGCTCTTGATGGCATAACAGCACCACAGGTTAATACTGAACATAGAATTTTTGCATTAGGTGCCCCAGACAATAGTGATCCTTCTACAAAGTTTCGTATTCTAGCTGCAGCTAAAGCTACCTCTACTGATACCGCTATAGGTGGCTCTAGTGTTACGGCCGCATTTCAAATTAATTGTGGTCTTGATACTTATGTTTCTGGGTCAGGATGGGGAGCCGGTACGTGGGGCATAGGAACTTATGGCTCACTAACAAGCGTTGGCCAGTCTGGACAGCTACGTGTTTGGTCTATTGTTAATTTTGGCGATGATA